TTAACATAACTTGTGCCAGCAGAAACAATATTAAATGCAAGTGTTCCACCAACACCAACTGTAGCAGTTATATTTGCACCAGTTCCTCCACCACCACCTTGTCCTACAAAGATGGTAATAGTATTTGTAGTGATCTCTCTAATTGCTGTCTGTATACCAGCAATTGGGTCTCCATTTGGATTACTTGTAATTGAAAGTCCTCTTGGATATGGATGATTACCAAAGAATCCATCCTTAGAACACTTGAATACTAGTCCACCAGTATCAATACCAACTGTATCGCTTGTTGTTAAACCATGACTTGGAATGGTTAATTTAAGAAGACCACTGTGTGATTCATAATCTGCATCAGTTGCTGTAAATGCATTTGCACCAGTTGCAGCAAAACTACCCTTACGGATTGATCCAATACCAGAACTTACAAATCTATGAACATATGCTTGATCTGTTACACCGATTGCTACAGTGCCACCTCTATATCCTGAACCAAAAGTGTTATCCTCAAAGAACTCAAACGCATTACCACCACCAACATATGTGTGTACAATTGTACTTGGACCTGCTTGAACCTCAAAAGTCCTTTCTGAAACTATGCCTGTTAAGAATAATGGTCTCTCATGATCTTGGAATATAGTTGTCGTTACACCACTATATCCAACACAACTAAATTCTAAGTCTTTCAATTGAACAGTATTTGGTCTATTCAGTGCGAAACCATGAACCTTGTCAGTAGTTACTGTAATAATACCTGTGATATTGTCATATGCAGCAGTGGTAATACCATAATTTACACCTGATGTAGTTGCAATACCAACAACACTTGTAATAGCACCAGCAGCATTCTTAAATAATGATGCTTTTGCACCAACTAATGGTGCATATCCAAGACCTGGTGTAGATCCGAGAGAAACTATTAGACCACCTCTTGGAACCTGATTTTGATTTATATCAGATTCAGATACAATAAATTGACCATTTTCAGAGGTGATACCTGTAAATTGAACAGTTGACACTCCTGCAGTGGTATCTGCTATGAATTCATAATTATGACCTTCATTATTAGTTGTTAATGGTGTTTGGAATATACCGTTAATGAAGAGAACTCCATTTCCTACACCTATACCTGATGATGTATTAGCACCTCCAACAGTTAAACTATATGTCTTACCTATGCCAGTAAAGTCATCTGATATATCATCAAATAACATATTAGTTGTATAGTTACTTCTTAGGAAAGTTCTTCCACTGAACTCTGCTTTTACGAATGGTAAATTACTCTCAGTTCTTCTTGCCCTTGTATTACCTTTTGGTGGTTCAATAAAGTGGACAGAACTATCAACAATATTAAATGATCCTCTATGAATTCTTACAGTATCATTTGCTGAGTGTGAAGAAGCACTTATACCAAGAACACCTCTCTCTACTTTAACCACTGGTAAAGTTGCAATTCCAGCAGCAACGTCATCTGCATCGTTGATTGTGCCTGTTGGTAAACTTGAGAATCCAACTTGCTCAATTTTCATATATTCTTCATTGATTCTTAATACATCACTTGGTTGTATTGAACCAATTCCACTTATAACAAACTGAGTATCGGTTGCATTTATACTAGAATCAAGTGTGTGTGATATAGATGTAAATGTAATTGGTTGCTGCACAACCCCATCAAGACCAATAATTGTCTTAGTGAGTTGCTTAGTCATTGTCAACTTGTGAGCATTACCTGTTCCAATACCTGTGAATGTAATTGCTGCACCTGCAGTTACATATTCTGGTCGAGAGAATAACTGGAATTTATTTTCATCAATTACTTTGGCAAAAACTGTAGATGGTAATAATGTAGTTACAATACCAGCAGTATTAGTTGTAGAACCAATCGATAATGCAGTCGCTGCGACTCCTACAAATGTTGAATCAAATGTATATGTCAATTCTTCATTTGTATTAAAGAAGTGATTGGGTATTGTAAATATACCTGTTGTTGTGCTTAATATACCTGAATTTGGGTTAAATATTTTTTGATATATTGGAGTACCATCAAATTTAAGATCAAATTTAGTTTTATTTGCTCTTTTTCCTTCTAATCCATCATATGCTGATAGGAATACTTCTTGTGAAACAGTTCCATAAGATAATTTTGGAGGGGTATTATCAAAATCATTCTCAGTATAAAATATTTGATTATATGATTGTACTTCAACAAGAGATGTAAAATCAGAATCAGGATAGAAACGTAAATTGATATTATTTCCAGATATCTCTCCACCAAATGTTCCAATACCAGTTGTAGAACCTGCTGATACAAATGGATATTGTACAGTCAGAATATCATCTGCATCACGAATTGAAACTATCTGATGTATCGCAGATGTCTCTCCACAAGATACTCTAACAAGTGATTTTACGGAACTATCAATTGTTCTATTTAAGGTTGCATATGTTATCGTGCTTGAAGTTCCAGTTGCATATCCAGATTCAAGTCTGACACTTCTTTCCCCACCAGGAGGTTGATCAGTAACTGAAAAACGATATGTTCCGATACCAGAAGTGGTAGTCCCTAATCCAACAATATTTGCTCTTGCTTCTAATATATTACCTACATTATTATCAATCTGTAACTTTATTAAATCATTCTCAAATTTTGCAGTTATTATTCCAACTGCACTTGAACTACTTGATAATTTTTTATCAACATAAATTTGTGATATTGAAGTATCACTACCATCAAAATCTACTATTACTTCATTATAATTTACATCTTTTGTAATTGAATCTTCAACATATATGTTTGCATATAATGCGTTAAAATCAGTCTTAGGAAATTCTACAATAGATGTGGTGGTTGCTGTTGCAATACCAATGTTAGATCCTGTTAGTGTTACATTACCAATTATATTTGTGTTAATACCAACCAGATCTGTATTAAAATCTATTTTTAATATTTTTATATCGTGATCTTTGGTAAATTTTTCAGTTGGTTCAAATATAAGATTTTTTGATCCTCCTGAAGTAATTTCAGTCTTTAAATCACCTAATTTTAATGTTGTAAAATCAGTTGTCTTGTCAAACAAAATAACATCATCTTCATCTGTCAATACTACTACTTCACTAAATTGAGTATCAAAAGTATCGGGGTCAACAATTTGTATAAGATAATTACCAAAATCAGCATCAAGACTTTCTATAACAGTGTTATCGGCAGAGAAACCAGCACTTGAAAATTTATCACTTATATCATCGTGTAATAAAACTCTGTTAGAAATACATCTTGAAAAATCTGTTAAGATTTTAGTTGTAAATTGTAAGTTTTTAGATTTATTTCTTAATGTATCAAAATCTTTAACATAGTCGAAATTATTAATTGCATCAACTCTTAGTTTTTCATCAATAACATCAAGTATAATTGTTGAAAATGAGGTAGAACCTGATCCAGT